CACCCTACTAAAGGCTGGGGCACAGCAAGACTATAACCTAGTTCAGACAGGGTTTAGTTCTGTTCTTGGTGGGATAGGTGGTGCTACTCAGTTACTATTTGGTCGAGCGGCTGGTAAGTCTGGGTTATCTGATTCTGATATATTAGTTGAGTCAGCTAGAGCTAGAACTGAATCCCGGGAAGGTATTGATGAGGCAGCAAGACAGCTATCAGCAAGACAGGCGGCTAAACAGATAAAACTTAGTGAGGAAGCGGCAAAGGATGCTGCAGCAATCATTATGGAGAAAGCTAGGGCTTGGGATGTAAAGGTAGAGGCTGGCAAGGATAGCTTCGATGATGTTCCTACATCTGTAGATTTCATAAAAGATATGATGCTTGGCCCTGATGGTGATGGTAAGGGTGGTCTTGTAAAGCTATTTAAAGATCAGGGTCTAAAGTTACCCAAAGGTTTTACTGTCTCTGATGTAATGACTTCTGTTGTACAGTCAATGTCTCAGGAAGAACTAAAGAAGATTAACAGATCCTTAGAACCTAAAGGTTTTACTCTTGGTCAGACTACGGAGTTAGCTACAAGCTTAGGTGACTTACTAGCTATTGAAATCCGTAAGGGTGGTCAGGTTCTAAATGTAATGTCTCAGGTTCGTAAGACTTTAGATGCAGCTAATTTACACGGTCATCAGTTAATTGAAGGTCAGGCTGGAACTATCAAAGCATTAGATGATGAAGCTAAGAAGGCTAAGAAAGCTAGGGTAGGTCAGTATGGACAGAACCTATGGCGTAGGATGCTTGTATCATCACCTGCTACTACTGCAGTAAACGTTCTAGGCTTTGGTCAGTTTTATGTTGGTCAGTCATTAGCAGACCTTTTCTCCGCTACAGGAAGTACAATGTATGGACTTGCTAAGGGTGGAACTAGAACTGAGGCTGGTAGAGAATCTTTACGTGTGGCTAAGATCTATATGCAGATACAGTCTCAGAAGATTCGTAACTTACTAGACCCCTACACAACTCACGACACATATATGCAGTTTCTGAATGAGAATAAAGACCTTAGAAGCATTCTGTTTGAGAGCTATACTGGTGGTGTTGAACGTAGTGGTAAACGGTATGGGATTGACCCTGACAGTGCTTGGTTTAAGAGGGCAGAGGCTTTAGCAGATGGGTCTAATAGGCTTACTGGTGTTAAGCTACAGGATACATTTACTAAGTCACAGATGTACATCACTGAGATGGACAAGTGGTTAAGACTTAACAAGGGCGTTACCCTAGAGGAAACACTAAAGAAAGGTGATCTGTCAGTCATTGATGATGATGTGATTGGTGGCGCTCTAGATACGACTATGAAGTCAGTTTTTGCTAAGGACTACACCACAGAAGACCAGTTGCTTAATGCAGCGGCTAAACAGGTGGAGAACTTCTCTAACATACCTGTCATTGGTACGATCTTACCCTTTGGTCGGTTCTTTAATAACACCCTAGCTACGGCCTACCAGTGGAGTGTAGGTGGTATGGTTGAGGGTGCATCAGCTATTATGAAGAAAGAGAAACGTAACATCAAAACAGTAGAGGCTTTCTCTAGGAGTTTGGTTGGTTTCTCGTCTTTAAAGTTAGCGATGGAATACGATGAGAGAAAGCGTGAGAAGGGTTATGCTTGGCATCATATGGATACTGGTGGCGGTAAGGTTATTGACGCTAAGAATATGTTCCCGGTATCTCTGTGGCTTGCTGTAGGACGCGCTGGTAACTTATCTAAGAATGGTGAGACTGTACCAAGGGATCTTATCGAAGATGTTACTGCACAGTTAGCTGTAGGCCAGTTCGCTAGAGATCTACAGTTTGGTAATGATTTGTACAATATGTTTGACGTTCTGTATAACCAAGAAGAGGGGGCTAGACAGGCTTCATTCAATGCTCTGTATAAACAGGGTGGTAATATCTTAGCTGGCTTTACACGCCCACTAGATGCTCTGAATAAGATGGTTGGATTTATAAACGACTCAGATACAGCTAAGGATGTTAGGCAAGAGAAAGGCTTCTCTACCTTCACTGTAGGGGCATCAAAGTATGTAGATAACTTACTGGAAATCTTTAGTGATAAGATTGATGGGATTACTGGTGAGGAGCTTAGAGTAGCTACAAGAGAGGGAAAGATTAAAGATGCTAACCCTATCCTAAGAATTATGGGTATAACTCAGGTTCCTACTAGGACGGGTGTAGAGAAAGCTTACTCTATGGCAGAGGCACATCCTTGGAAGGCTAACGAAAGAAGCCAGATACCTGCATACGATAAAATCTTAAATGAGGTTGTTGTTCCACTATTTGAGGAAAGGGTACTAGACGTTATAGGAAGTGATAGCTGGAAGAACGCTAGTGTCAATACAAGAAGAGTTCAATTAAATAGTATAAAAAATGATGTTAAGTCTCAGGTAAGGAAACACTTGCTCACAACGGATCTTCCAGAGGGTTCTATAAATGCCCTACGAAGAAAGGCTACAGTTACTGGTTCTCGTGAAGAGAGAGCAGAGGCTAGGAAGTTCTTGAAGGAACGATTTGGATGGGATGGTAATATAGGTGAACTAGGGAATGATCCAGAATCCCTAGAGATACTACAAACATATTTTTCTTTTATAAGTGTTTACCGTAAAGAAAACAAAAGATAATAAAAAGAGGGGGCTTTTCGGCCCCCTTTTATTTTAGTTTAAATAGTTCTGCAGCAAACCGTGATATAGTAGCAACGTCATCAAGCCTCTCTAATGCCCTCTCTCTTGGGCGTGAATCATAGAGATGACTTTCTATATGACGTTTAGCAGGTAGTAACAAGGTAACTAATTCATCATAAAACTTTTCCTGCTTGGCCTTTGTGAGCCTTTTGGCTTCTTCTTCTATACCCATACTTATGCACTTTCTGGTACTTGGAAACAATACGTTTTAGCTGTAGCTGATGGCCCCGGTTTTGAATCTTCTAAGCGAGTTTCCATTTTAGAACCTACCTCACTACAAGACGCACGATCCATAAACAAACCATTAAAGGCGTGTACTTGTACCTTCCCTTCAAACATCATAACTAACAGCAAAGCATACATTAGAACCAGCCCATTACTTGATCTACAAGAGGTGGAACATACTCAGCTGCTAAGTTAACCACTTCACCAACAACCACCATACCGATAGTTGCGACTGCCATAAATTCAATACCTGTCATTTTATTCCCTTTCAAGGAGTTGTTTTAGTTCCTGATAACCACCTATGCAGTTACCATCTTGATCCCAAATTTGTGGAACCGTCTTTATACCAGACTTTTTGAATAAGTCAAGTACCCATTTAGAGTCATTGAGAGAATAGTAGTTAACTGTGTAACCATTATCTCTCAACAGACCCATAGCCTTTGAACAGTGAGGGCAGTCTACCCGCCCCACTAGAGTGTAAATACCGTTTGCCATTAGGTTATATCCACTATTTCGCAAGAGTCACCTGTACAAGCCATAGTTTGACTTCCTGCAGTATTATCTTCGTTCTCATACTCTGAAAGTTCTGACCAGTTAATATCTTTTGGCATAGCTGATAGCAACTCTTCATACTCTTCCTTAGTGCAGTCCTGATACGGAGCTTGCTGATAAGTATGATCTGTGTGTGGCAAGAAAGACACACCTGACATTTCATCAAAGTGCTTATACACAAATGCACCCACATCCATCCACTCAGAGTCACGTACCGATATAGTCACACTTGGCTTATGCTCACACCAATGACGCTGATACGTTAGCCAAGTCTCTAGTTGCTCAATGGCAGTCATATCATTACGAGTAACAGCACCCTCTGGTGACTTAACTGGGAAGCTAAACACTGTAGTAGTGTCACCCTTCATCACACAAGGTTCATTAGGAACACCCTTATCTTTCATAAACTGCGTCAAGGGATCTTTATTATCACCACGCACAGTACGGATATAATAGGCACTATGGCGAGCGTGAATCCCAGAGGCTGAATCCACCAACTGGGAGACCGTTCCCGATGGTTTGACGCAGCTAATTGCAGTGCTATGAGGTATACCAAGGCGGTCAGCCCATTCAGCATTAGTAGCAACAGCCACATTTCTAAGGTGGTCAAGAGTTTTCTCCAATCCAGCGTTTGCTGATGTCATAAGAGGGTTGTCCATTATTCCCGTAAGTGACACACCAAGCAACCGCTCTTCTTCTGTGTTGTTTGCCCACACCTTTCGCAAGTAGGGAAACTTTGTGTAGGATGATTGAATGGTTCCCAGAATCGTAGCCATACGAACCTTTCTTTCCAGATCTGTAATAGTATCTGTAGCACGTACAACTACCTCTGTTAAGTTGCAGAATTGATATGGGCGCAAAATTATTTCGCTGCAGGGGTTAGTACCAAAGTCGTAATTACTATCCCTTCGGTTATATTTCTCAGCCTGTTTCTTACTTGCTTGGCGATTAAAGATTCCACGCTCACCTGACTTAGACTCAACTAATGCCATCCACTCACGCATAAACGTTTCCATATCAGGCTTTTCAGTGTAACTAACGCTATTATTAGCTAAGGCTCTCCAACTAGCAGTCTCCCACCACTGACCTGACTTAGCGTGACGCATACGATCATCACTCAGGTTAGACAGAGAAATCATAGCACTACGGCGTACACCACCAACTACAACAATCTGACCAATGAAGCACATAAGATCGTGACACTCAACGCTGGATAGCTTACGTCCCTGTGAGTTCTTAAACGTAGTGATAGCAAAGTTAAATAGTTCTACTAGAGGCGCTGGGCCACTAGCTCTACCACCAAACGTCTTAAGCCTAGCACCTGCAGGACGTACACGAGAAACATCCCACTTAGGGATCTCACCAGCCCAGAGGAGTGCAAGAACTTGACGGAACGCCTTAGCCCAACCCTCTTTACTGTCCTTGACAACGACAACAGTATCGCTATCGAACAACTCAGGAACTTCTGGGAGTTTACTGATATACTGCCTCTCGACGGAGAACCCGACACCAGTACCACACAAGAGAATGTACATAGCCTCATCGAAGGACTTAGGGTCATCTACGGGTAAGTAACTACAGTTATACCCGGCAGTGTTGTCTCTGTCAAGTGCTGGCCCTGCAGTCATAATAGCTCGCATAGATGGCATAACTTCTAGGTTCATAATAGCTTCACTAATACGCTTAACATAACTATCTTTACCCGTCTTAGGGTGTACTACGTTATCAACATATCGCTGAACTGTGTCACCCCAAGTCTCACGCCCTTGACCGTCATAGTACTTGGCGTATCGTGACAGAGCAATGAAGCTCTGGTAGTCTGTTGGTAGATAGTTATTCATCGATTGTCTCCTGATCCCTTTAAAACACCACGCTGCTCTCTATCGTCAAGCTTTTCCATATTCATTTCCATAGTCTTTTGTAGATTACCACCAAAGATATTTGATAAGGCCGTTACATAAAATAGTACATCACCTAACTCTTTCAAGATATCTTCATCACTAAATTTACCTTTATCTCTAAATACCTTCTTGATCTTTTCAGCCACTTCACCTGCTTCACCACATAGACCTAAAGTGTTTTCTAATAAACGCTCCCTACCTTTAGTGAAAACCTTATCCTCAACAAACTGACTGTAAAATCTAACAGGGTCTTTATTGTAGTCAGGGCTGTTCTGAAACATATCAAAATATCCGAATGCTTCTAGATCTGTCTCGTTAATCATTGCCGTTCCTTTATATTTAAGTTTTCTAATTTAATTGCCTCTGAGTCATAGAACAAGTCTTTGATGTAATCATAAACATCTTCCTCGTGAGCTTCCTCTACAGAGGACAGGATGTGATTGTCTTCATCAAGTTTAAGAAGAAAAGTTATACTAAACTTTCTCATTTATGTTTTCCTTTATAGTTTTCAATTAACCAACCAAGATACACTTGAGCCTTTTCTAAATCTTCTAAACCATTTTTATACTCGTGACGCCAAACGTATTTCAGTACATTGCCAGCCATATAAGCACTAGTACCATCCATCTTACAAGTCATTGCGCGTATAGCTTCGATACACTCTATACCTGCCTGATTGTAATGAACTGGCTTACTTACTGGGTTGTGACCCGTTACTGGTGGCTCTTTCTTAGTAAACTCTTCTTCCATACCTTCAAAGAGTTCTTCTATAGCAAAGTCTGTCATTATGCACTTCCCTCTGTCTTTGTCCATCTAGTAAGGCGAAGAACATTACCTTCTCTAGTTATCTCTGGTTTCTTCTTCTCTTCCATATAATCTTCCATTAACATATTACGATGATCTTCAATCTCATCTAAGATCTCTGGGTATCCTTCAACCCAATCTAGAAAGGCTGACATAAGTGTTATAACGTGTACTAAGTGAGCTTGTGTATCAGTGTCAAGATGTGGAGAAACATATATACCAGTAGCAATATCTCCTGACCAACTTCCATCTTCTTCTATAACAGGCTTAACAACTAATGCCGCTTCATCTTCTTTAACTTCATAACGAGCCATTAGGCTTTCCTTCTTTTTACAGTTATTCTAACTTCTTTACAAGGTTTTCCACGCTCTGTCAACCAATCCTTTGGTATTAGTCTATGTGACCATTTGAAACCATACTTATTACACCAATCTGAATAACGAGACTTTGCACCTTTGTACAGTCTAGAGTTAGCATTACTAAAGACAAACCTTATATCTAACTTAGGGTGTTGTCTTTGTATTTCAAGATGCTTTCTTCTGTCAGCTGCGCTAAAGATACCTTTGGTTTCTATAATAATACCATTGTCCAGTTCAAAGTCTGGTGTATATGTGCGGTATTTTAGATCTTCCCACTCTATCTTTAACTTCTCGTATCGAACTTCTTTTTGATGCTCCGATAAAAAAGCAGCGGCCTCAACTTCAAGACCACTGCGATATAACCTAGTGTTATGTCTTCTCTTAGCCATTAACTTCGACATAATTAACTAGGGGTGGCGTTAGTTTACCCTTGTACACTTTTGAGGGTAGTACCTTTAGATTAGGGAAACACTTATGTTTAAACTGACAGAAATTACACCCATCATTTAACACAATATTACCACTAGGCACCTTGCGATAAGTCTCTGGAACAGGTTGAAAGCAACGTTCAAAAGGTTCAT